AGGAAGAACTTTGTATGGACATTGCACGAGAAATTGAATTTGCGACTGGAAGTGGGGATGTGGCTGTATACATACAGGCCACCCACGGTTGCTGCGAGAATCGCGGCGTTATGGCACACAGTAGTCTCACCCAGACCACAGTCCTAAAAGGTGCGTTTAAAACGGATCAAAGCACAAAGAAAGAATTCTTTGACAATATCAAACTACAACAGGAGTTTGCTCCGCGATGAAATGTACAACTTGTAATCAGGAATATTCTCCGGATTGTGATTGGCAACAAGGTCGTTGCCCACATCATCCACCTTTGTTTAACATTCAACCCAAGGATACCAGTAGAGGACATTTTTATGTTAGCCTTGTGAAAAGTGCTATTAGAATTGGTGCTGGTGGTTGTTTAGTTGCAGGTAACTTGTTCTTGGCAGGGTTTTTATTAATTTTTGCTGAAATACTTGGTGTAATTGAAGAGCTTGTTTAAGATAATTATTAATAGGAGACGATAAAATGGAATACGCATTGCCTTATAAAACAGCCACTGAAATTAATAGTGCTATGGGTCGTGTATATGGTAATATGGCTCTAGCAGTAGTTACCAGTATGATTGTAAGTATGTTTGTAGCATCCAATGCTGCCTTAATGGCTTTCTTTTTTACCGGTATTGTAAAATGGATCGTTATCTTTGCACCACTGGCAGCAATCTTTGGTGTTGGGTATGTACTAGGAAACAATCCCAGTAAGACCACAGCGCAATTGTGCTTACACGGCTTTGCGGCACTCATGGGTCTAAGTTTTGCAACTATTTTTGTAATGTATACAACAGCAAGCATTGTTAATGCATTTCTTGGTGCAGCAGTATTGTTTGGTGTAATGAGTTTCTATGGCTATTTTACTAAACAAAGTTTAGACAGCGTTGGAAAATATTTGATGGTAGGACTTATTGCAATTATTATAGTCAGCATCATTAATATTTTTATTGGATCGTCTACACTACAAATGTTTGTCAGTGCCGCGGCAGTGTTGATCTTTTTGGGGTTGACTGCTTACGACACACAAAAAATTCGAGAGCAAATTATGGAAAGTTCAAGTCCAGCCACGGAAGCGATGGGCGCATTGACCTTGTACCTAGACTTTATTAATTTGTTTTTAAGTCTACTACATTTATTTGGAGGAAGGAGAGAATAAATCCAAAATGTCTAACAATAACAATAACAATGACGACGATGTAAAAGCTAATTTAAAAAAATTTAAACCAAAAAAACCAAAAATTACAGTACCAGAAGAGTTTTTAAAAGGAGCAAACAGTTACGATGATAAACTCATGTTGGTTAAGTTTTTATCAGAAAGAGAAAAAAGTCGAGTGGTACTGATGTTCAAAAAAATGATTGCGGCAGGTATTCAAGAATCTAAATCAAAGAAAGGATTAAAATGAAACTCAATGAAAAACTGGAAAAAGTAAACGATAACTTTACCGTGTATATGTATGACAACGGTTTTATGCTAGAAATAAGCGGACGCGATGACAATGGCGATTGGTCCACAGCCAAAATTCTTTGCAAAGATATGGACGAACTAATTGGTCTTATCAAAGAAGCAACCGTAATGGAAAGAGATTGACATATAAGATCCATTTTGTTAAACTATAAACTCATATAGTTTACTTGATGGATTAATATGCGTATTGCAATTTTAGCAATAGCAGTAAGTCTTATTGGTTGCGGCGGAGGCGGTGGAAGCGGTAATCCTCTTGCCCAACCTTCCTTTAATTCGTCGATTCAGCCTTCATATCCGGTTCCATATCACACTCCAGTCAAAGCAGGATACATCACTCCTATGGTCACATTGCCCAATGATTACTCTTGGGCAGTTATGGATATCCATACCGAAAGCCTTACTGGCCAGGGCGATAATTTAATTGTAACTGGTTTCAAGAGCCAGCCGGCTAATGCTACAAACTGGACAAATTTCAACATTTCAATTTTTGGTTGGGAAAATAATCAATTTGTAGATCAAACTGGCTCTTGGTTCGCTGCCGGTGAAAATCACATAGTAGGAACACATACAGCCAAATTTGCAGACTTAGATAACAACGGTAGATTAGACATGGTAGTAGCGCCATGGACAGATGGAGCAATTGCCACAAAACACCCTGCTTATGCCTACTTCAATAATCCAAATAATTCTTTTACCAGAACAACGATAGATATAAACATTGCGCCATCGGAATTGGCTCGTGTTGATTCTAAAGACCGCATTGATGCGCATGATATAGCAATTGAAGATTTTAACAATGATGGCTATAAAGATATCATCATTGGTGATTATGGGTGGAATACTACTTTGGCTTTAAACCAAGGCAATCACAGTTTCGTTTCATATACACAGCAATATAGAAATTTGCCCGGTATGAGTAGTTTGGCAGTTGCGGATTTCTTGAACAATGGTACTAAAACTATCTTAGCAGTAGATCAAGGTCGCGCCTATAGCAATTACAATGAACCTGGTCTTTATAGTTGGAATATAGACGGGTCAAACAATCTAAATTTTTCTTTAATAAGTTTAGGTCCTAGACCAAGATTTGAATTACCCAAGTGGGCCAGTTATAATTTTGGGGGCGGCGCACCGGGCGACGCAGGTCACAATGTGAGAGTACTAGCATACGATTGGAATGACAATGGCGTTATGGATGCCATAGTTCTTAGTAGACCCACGAGAACTAATAATCAATGGCCTAAATTTAGCGAAATACAATTTCTAAAAAATGATGGTAGTGGTAATTTTATTGACGAAACAGATAATGTGGTTGTGGGTTATAATCATAACACGGTTGTTAGTTATAATCCTAAATTTGTAGATATAAACGGTGATGGATTAGTTGATATACTTTTGCCAACTGCTGGAGATTTTACTTATGATAATAACAGTTCGCAAATACTTCTAAAAACAAGCGATGGTAAGTATATGGCAGCTTACCAAAATGTTTTAACAGACTTTACTGCACAAGCAAATGCAATTGCCCAACACCCAAACTCGGGTAACACATTAAATATTTTGCAAAGTCCAGATAATAAATCATATCTGGTTACCGCAGTAAAATTAAGCAATAATCAAATGGATAATCAAATGGCTGTTTATCTCAGCCTAGTTGGAGATAATTTTGTAAATGCTACGCAGGCAATCAGCACGATACAGGCTAGATGGCCTTGGATGAGCGATGCCACTGCAAACACCTTGTTGTCGCAGACATCAAAAACATATTTAAATGGTCATGTGATTGATTTAGATCGAGCACTAAATCCAATTGGTGGATTACAAATTAAAAACTTACCCATAACTGGATATATCTCGGGTATTAATGTAAACTCACACAGCTTATCAGTACAAGCACTGGATAATATCGGTAGAAATTTTTCAATCAATGTTTCTCCTTCGGTTGTTGATACATTTAGTTTTTGGTCGCGCAATTATGTACCCAATCAATTAACGCCAAGCAGCCAAACTGAATATTTGATTGGCGGAAGCAATTACGAACACAATAATCTAAGATTTGGAGGACATGATTCAAATTGGAGCATAGGTACACCGCTAATACCCATTAATGAATCCGTTTCAGTAAGCGCACAAATGACAACATTAAATTACAATCCTTGGATTCAATTTAGTGGCATGTGGGGTTCGGTAAATTATTCTAGTATGTTTGAGTCTGTTATCACGCACAGGAAAAACAATTGGCAACAGCAGTTTGGTTATATCTATACAACTACTAACATGAATCCGGGTATAATAACCCAGGTGGACAATTTTCATGCTGTATGGTTAGAAACAGGATACGCTACTGAAAAGTTTGGATTTTTTACAGGAGTAAGACCCTGGATTGTTAATGGTGGTGTCAATGCAGAATTGCCTACTGGTATTGACACTCAAGGTAATTTGCAGTATACTAATTTACATTTTAAGATAAACAATCCTGTAAACATGTATCTAAGAACTGTTATTACAGATACGATTACAAAAAATATCGCATACAAACTGTCAGGCATGTTTGTAGATAATGGGCAATATCGTACTCAACTTGAATTAAAATATTTTTACTAACATGAAAAAATTACATATTTCTAATCGTGAATTTCGAGGGCTTGTTCACGAACTATGTAGAAACATTGTGAATAGTGGATGGCGACCAGACTATGTGGTAGGCCTCACCAGAGGCGGCCTAACTCCTGCTGTAATGATTAGTCATTACTTTGGTGTTCCATGTGAAACATTAAAAGTAAGTTTACGCGACGGCGGCGAAAGTGAAAGTAATCTATGGATGGCCGAACAGGCATTTGGTTATGTACCAAAAGACGAGCGTGGCTCCGGCAATGCAGACACAGATCCTGCTTATCGTAAAAAAATTCTAATTGTAGATGATATCAATGATTCAGGCGCCACACTAGAATGGATCAGAAAGGATTGGCAATCAAGTTGTTTGCCCAAACATGCTGCATGGGATGCTGTGTGGAATAGCAATGTAAAATTCGCAGTATTAATCAACAACGAGGCCAGCAACTACAAAGACATTGATTATATGGCCCGTAATATTAATAAACTAGAAGATCCTGCCTGGATAGTTTTCCCTTGGGAAAATTGGTGGGCGAATTAAAAATATAAATACAAGTCTACACAGCGGCCTTCCTGGCACTTCAACCCGCTATACAAATTCTGCAGGCCTATATTAAATTTTAATATAGAAAAAAATTTTGTCACAACTTTTACATGTTGAACTAACTAACAGATGTACATTGGCATGTCCGGCGTGTCCTAGGACCACATGGAAAGAAATTACTAAAAGACCGGTTGAAAAAAAAGATTTATCAATAGATTTATTTGAAAAATTTTTAGATTGTGATGAAGGAAAACAAATACAAACATTGCTTCTATGTGGAGATTATGGCGATTGTATATACTATCCCGAACTTTTAAATTTTATAAAACGTTTTCGCGATAAAAAATTTGATTTACGCACAAATGGCAGTAGAAAGCCGATTGAATTTTGGATAGAATTGGCAGAGTTACTAACCGAAGAAGATAAAATTGTTTTTGCTATAGATGGGTTAGACGACACCAATCATTTATATAGAAAAAATTCAGATTGGAAAAGTATAATGTCTGCCGTTGACATTATGACAAAAAGTAAAGCTCAGGTAGAGTGGCAAACAATTATTTTTTCATTTAATCAATTTTTGCTGAACGACATCAAAAATTTTGCAGAAGCAAAAGGAGCAAAGTTTTTTGCAGTGAAGACACATAGATTTGGCGATGATAATCTTATTCCAGAATCTTCGTTTGTTGAAAATAATTATACATGGCAAGATTCTTTTGTAGAAAATAATCCAATTGATCTTGATCCGCAATGCAATTTAGCTAAAATTGTTACATGCGATGGGTATTATCTTCCTTGTGATTGGATTAGAAATCCGAGAACATTTTACAAATCTGACTTATGGGTAAATAGGCACCAATGGTTAGATAGGTTATCAATTGATAAAATTAATTTAGCCGAGGGAAACAAAATAATAAATCAATGGAAACAATTAGTTTTAGAAAAAGCAAAAAATGGTAGTCCACGGCTTGATCATTTGTGTAAGATGCGATGTCGTAAAGGCTGCATACAATCAAATCTATTAGAGGCGACATGAAAGAGGAAATATTATTAGCGGCAAGATTAAAATTTATGTCTGATAGAAAGGTAATTTGCACAGGAAATCCTGACAAACCATTTACTATTGCGTCTGGTATTAAAAAAAAATATCCCAATGCCACATTTATACATAAATCAAACGGCTGGGATTTAACTGACCCCGATCTTGAACCACAGCTTAGACAACAATTTTCTAAACATAATTTTTTTATAAATGCAAGTTACATCGAAAGTGGAATACAATCAAAATTGTTAAATTTATGTAAACAATCTGTCAAACACTGTGATGTTATAAATATTGGTAGCACTCATGAATTTGGTAATGCTGGACCTGTAGATTATCAAGAATCTAAATTAGATTTAAGAAATTTGAGTTTATCACTTAATACAGCAAGATTTAAAACCTGTCATCTTATTCTCGGACTATTACAAAATAGTGCTGAACCTAACTATAAAAGAATAGATATTGATGTAGTATGTGATATGATAACATGGGTATTTCAACAACCTTTTGAAATTCCTATCATGTGTATTGATAGTAAAAAAGCACCATGGTAACTAGAAAGCGGACTTCCTGGCTCTTCATCCCGCTTTACAAATTCTGCAGGCCTATGCTAAAATTAACATAGGAGAAATTAATGGCAAAATTTTATTCAACAAAAACTTACGGCAATGACAGAGGTCTGTCATGTTGTTTTAGACAATGGCGAGCTAGCCATAGCCACTGCTCAACATTACACGGGTATTCGATTGGCATTAAACTAATTTTTGAATGTGACACCCTAGACGATAAAAATTGGTGCATGGACTTTGGTGGTCTCAAAGAATTTAAAGCATGGGCCGATCACATGTTCGATCATACTTTGGTTGTAGCAGAAGATGATCCAATGCTACCTAGATTCAAAGAAATGAGTGGTTGGAGTTCCGATCCAGAGCATGACGGCAATCCTGAGCGAGTACAAGTAGAACCGTACCGCCGACAGGGTATTTGCGATCTACGCATTGTACCTGCCGTAGGCTGTGAAATGTTTGCTAAGATGTGCTATGATAAAATGGCTGAACTATTAGCTGGCGGTAATATGCGTTATCCAATCAATCCAACAGTGCGTGTTAAATCAGTAGAAGTATTCGAACACGGCGCCAACTCAGCAACATACGAAGGTTAATAATGAGCAAAATCAAAGTAGCAGAACTATTTTATTCAATACAAGGAGAAGGTAGATACATGGGAGTACCTAGTGTGTTCCTTCGCACTTTTGGTTGTAACTTTACTTGCAAAGGCTTTGGTATGCCTAGAGGAAAGTTATCTAGAGAAGTTGAAGATATTGCGGCCAGAGTTCATTATTTTAACCAATATGAAGAACTACCACTAGTTAGTACAGGCTGCGATAGCTATGCAAGTTGGGATCCTAGATTTAAAGATCTCAGTCCTATACTAGAATCTGATGCTATTGTAAATCGCATAATGGAAATACTTCCACATGGCAAGTGGCAAGATGAGCATTTGGTGATCACCGGTGGCGAGCCATTGTTAGGTTGGCAACGAGCATATATTGATTTGTTAGACCATCCTAACATGCGTTCGCTTAAAGAAATAACTTTTGAAACCAATGGAACACAAAAGTTAAGTGAAGAATTTAAAACTTGGATACATCGTAATTGGCATCACTACAAAGGATTCAATACATTTACATTTTCAGTAAGTGCCAAACTTCCTTGTTCAGGAGAAAAGTGGGAGGATGCTATTCGACCCGAAATCATAAAAGAATATAATGAATACGGTTACACTTATCTCAAGTTTGTAGTTGCCACAGAAGAAGATGTTGAAGATGCATTAAGAGCTGTTACAGAATACAGAGATGCAGGATTTGAAGGTCCGGTATACTTGATGCCAGTGGGCGGTGTAGAAAATGTTTACACACTAAACAATCGTCGTGTAGCCGAACTGGCAATGCGTAATGGATTGAGATATTCTGACAGATTGCAAGTACCGTTGTTTAAAAATGAATGGGGAACATAATGTTTGATTGGTTAAAAAAGAAATCGGAACCAAAGACCGAACCTCGATCAACCGAGCCAAAGTCTAAAAAGAAAAGTGCAAAAGAATTGGCCACCGAGGCTGGAGAACCTTATATTAGTATATTAAGTGTAGAATTAGATCCTGATGATATTGGTAATGGTAGTTTTGAATTAGATTGGAATGAAGTTTTTGTTGCTAGGTTAGTCAAGGCTGGCTACATGCAGCGTAAAGAAGATACAGATGATATTATTGTGGATAGATGGTTTCAAACTATTTGCCGCAATATTTTAAACGAAAACTATGAACAGTGGGAAGCCAATCAACCTGTTGATTCAAGACCTAGACGAATTGATCGTAATGATTTAGGCAACGGAAGGACAGAAATCTCTTGATTCTTTATGTAAATGGAGATAGTCATAGTGCCGGGGCAGAAGCAGTAAATGACTATTGCTTTGCTGAGGACGATCCATTCTATCACGCTCTAGGTCGTATTCCACATCCAGACAACGAACGAGTCAGTTATGGTTGTAATATTGCTAACGAATTATTTGCTGTATTACATTGTGATGCAGAGTCAGCTAGTTCGAACAGTAGAATAATTAGAACCACTCGAGAATATCTAGAAACTATAACACCAGATTTTGTTATTATTGGGTGGAGTACCTGGGAACGCGAAGAGTGGTTGCATGACGGCGTTTACTGGCAAATTAATGCCGGTGGTGTTGGCCAGGATTGGCCTGATCCTGTAAAAGAACGGTACAGAGATTATGTTCTAAATTTAAACTGGTATGAACGTACTAGAGATGCACATCGACAAATACACGAGTTCCATACTGAATTACTAGATTCGGGTATACCACATTTGTTCTTTAATACCTATAATGATTTTCATACCGAACGACCCGTTTATTGGCACGACTCATACATAGATCCATACAATCCTGATATGACCTATTGGAAATGGTTAACGGACCAAGGATTTGAATCTAATTCTTCATTTCATTTTCGAGCAGATGCACATAGAAAATGGGCAGAATTTCTTTTGTCGCACTTGACCAGGTTAATATAATATGCTACTATTAATGCATGAGATATCTAATTGTAGACACCGCAAACACATTCTTCCGTGCTCGCCATTCGGCTCACCGACAGTCGGACACTTGGGATAAACTAGGGTTCGCTATCCATGTTACCCTTGGTTCGGTTAATAAGGCTTGGCGGGATCAGAAAGCCGATCATGTGGTATTCTGTTTGGAAGGACGAAGCTGGCGAAAAGATTATTACGAGCCGTACAAAAAGAATCGTGCTGTCGCTCGTGCTGCCCTCACTGAATCAGAGCAGGAGGAGGACAAACTATTTTGGGAAGCGTTTGATAACCTTAAAACGTTCCTGTCAGAAAAGACTAATTGCACAGTTCTTCAACATCCAGAACTTGAAGCGGATGATCTCATTGCAGGATTCATACAGCAACACCCCAATGACAATCATGTTATCATTTCCTCTGACACCGACTTCTACCAGTTACTGGCGCCGAATGTACAGCAATATAACGGTGTTGCCGACGAACTACACACACTAGAGGGCATTCTTGATAAAAAAGGTAAACTGGTAATTGATAAAAAGACCAAAGAACCCAAAGTCATACCTGATCCGCAGTGGATCCTGTTTGAGAAGTGTATGCGCGGAGATCCAACAGATAACATCTTTTCCGCCTATCCAGGTGTCAGGACCAAGGGCAGCAAGAACAAAATTGGTCTCACTGAAGCTTTTGCTGATCAACATAAAAAAGGATATGCTTGGAATAATCTCATGCTTCAAAGATGGACAGACCATAACGGTGTGGAACATCGAGTGCTAGATGACTATGAACGCAATAGAGTGTTAGTGGATCTCGCTGCACAGCCTGAAGATATTAAAATAAAAATTGTATCGACTATTGCAGAAAACGCAGTAAAGCGAAGTAGGCCAATGGTAGGTGCTCAGTTCTTGAAGTTCTGTGGCAAATATGAATTGAACAAGCTCAGTGAACATAGTTCAAACTATGCCGAGCTATTAGGTGCGGAGTATCCGGGATGATTACTTGGCTAATATTAGCCTTGTTATTTTTTAAACATTTTCTAGCAGACTTCTGCTGGCAAAGTGATAGGATGATCAAAGATAAAGGTCATCTGGGTAGATTGGGTGGCCTTCAACACGCAGGATTACATGGCATTTTGACTTATGTGATTCTCATGCACTTTTTAAACATTCAGGCCTGCATAATAATTGCCATGTTTGACAGTGTGATGCATTATATTTTTGATTTTATGCATCGTAGAGCCACTGTGCGTTTGAGTGTGGATTCAAACGCTTTTTGGCTATGGATTGGTTTAGATCAATTCCTACATGCAATGATTTACTTGATAATTGGATTTACTGTTACCTTTTTAACAACCGAGTACATATGATTAAAAATATAACCTCAAACGGCACATATATTCAGGTTCACCATGGTTATCATAATATTCCACCCATGAGTCCCGGAGCACAAAGTGCAGGACTGTTAAGATACAATGGAAATAATCAATGTGTCGAAGTATACAATGGGATGGCTTGGTATCCCATTGATGATACTAATATTAGTATTGATTTAAGTGAGTATGGACAAGAAATATTTTCTTGGGCCGAGCAAAAAATGCTAGAAGAACGAAAATTGAAAGATCTTATGGAACGACATCCAGGATTAAAAGATTTGCATGACAAGTTTGAAATAATGAAAGTATTATGTATAGAGGAGGAAAGACGATGAATTGGTTACGAAGAAAATTACGCCGTTGGTTAAATGAGGAAGATATTCTATTGTCGCGACCCGAGGTAGTAGAACGAGATAGATCGTCACCATCACAAAACGGTATGAACTTTTGTTTATATACAGCAGTGGGCGGTCATATTCTTGAATCTCGTACATACAATTCCAAAACTGATCGCACCGAAGGCACACTATACATGATTCACGAAGACGAAGACTTTGCCAAGCAAGTGGCACAGGCTATTATGTTGGAGCAAATGAAACTATGAGTAACTATACCATGGCAGCATCAGTCGCACCTATTACGGCTGCGCAAATATCGCAAATTGATCTAAGCGGATTCGCAATCGATGCAAAAAAATTACCCAACAAAAAAATATCGTTTGATGTACATACTGCCAACGGCGGATATGTAATTAAAGTTGCACGAGGTTATGGTGACGATAGTGATTTATATGTTGTGGGTGATGACCAAGACCTTGGGCAAGAACTTGGAAAAATTGTTACACATTACACACTGGCAAAAACATGACCGAACGAGTAGCTAAACCAGTAATTAAAAATAAATTTTGGGTGGTTGAAGATCACGGCCAAAAGATTGCCACCATCCAGGCCAGAGCAGACGGCGGCTTTGTTTATGTTCACGACGAACAGCGTGAATTCTTTCCTAGTGTTACAGTATTAAAACAAAAATATCAAATTAAATTTGGATCAGCGGAAAAAACAATAAAAGAAAACACAAAAACAGTTTACGGATATCCAATCAGTGGCAAGTCATTTAATGAAGTATGGGATGTGCAGAGACGCTTACCAATCTATAGTAAAACAGCAAAAAGTAAAAGTTTATTTTGTGCTGGATACTATTTGATTAAACTAAATGGTTTTTGGATCGAACATTATTGTCCAAAAAATATCACTATCAGTAGATACGAATTTTGTGGCCCGTATATAACCAAAGAAGAAATGCAAAAACATAAGGTGCATATATGCAAAAATTAAGTTTATCAATAAAGAATTTTAACGAACGAGTTAAAGTAATGAATCAAACTGGTAGTAAACAATTAGCACTATCTGCAGAAGAAGCTAGAAATTTACACGCGGATATCTTTAATTTGTTAGCCAACATTGCTGAACTACAAGCAGGTCCGCAGCAGGTAACTCAAGCACCCGCCGGACTAGACGGAGGCGGTTTTTAACTTAAACTACCCAGAAAACAGCATAAATATATAGTTCAAGGAATAATAGATGTCTAGACCTAAACCAACAGTGCTGTTAGAGCATGTGAATAAATCTAACTATAAAAGTGATCAAGTTCTTAGCAGCGAAGGAATTTGGGCGGTATTCTACGACAACAAACCCATTAACCTTAAAAGCTCAAATATGTTGGTAGCTTACCCAGGTCCAAAATACAAAAAGGTCAGTTTCAGCAACAGCGGGCATGCTATCAATCTAGCCAAAAAACTCAACACATTGTTCAAGACCGACAAATTTACCGTGGTCCTAATGAAACAAGGTGACCAAATCTACCCATAATCAGCACGACTACACCGCCAGCATCCTTAGGGCTGCAGGCCGAGATGCCGCAGAATATTCGCAGTATATAAAAGTTTGGTGGTGGAATCATACTGATCCTACCAATCTAAGATTGAGCCAGTCTGGTCTCAAGTTCATAATCAAATTTACTCAAATTCCCACATACGAAGTTGACTTGCCCGAGCCTTTGCTAAATCGCACTCTGTTGCAAATGAGCAGACTTTTAACTTGTCCATACTACATCAATAAACATACAAAAATAACTTTGTTGGGCGAAGAAGAAACTGTAATGCTTAAATTACATGCAGACAACCTGCAACAATACTTAGACAACTTACAACTTTAACAACCGTTGCACATAATTCGTGTTTTGCATATAATATATAGTCTTCGTAAAAGGAGGATATATGCAAGCTCGTACATATATTGCAAAATATGCAACCGGCAATAACAAAAAAGCAATAATACCCTACTTCAAAATCAAAGCAACGGACAAATGGGTAGAATACATGCTAGACAAGCATGATATTAACAAAATACTAATGGATAGCGATTTTGCAACAAAAATGGATTTGTTAGAAGTTTTGCAAGTTTTAGAGCGCAAAATAGACTATATGTATCGTCATCCAAATTTTAGTTTTAAAAAAGCAACAGACATGTTTCATATTTTGAAAAATGCAACAAAAGTTGCACCTTTAGCAACGCCCAAAACTGTTGCTAAAAAGCAACACAAAAAACGGTAGACTAAAAAGACCCATTTTGTTATACTATGTTTGTTGGGTAGTTAATTTTAACTGTAATTTATAGGAGAGTATATGTCTAAGACTTTTACTTTTGCGGGTACTTGCACTGAGAACGGTGCTGTTGTTTACAAATTTGCCAACGACGCTAGCCGTGCTAAAGCACTTGAGCGGTTTGGTTGCACTGACATTAACATGGTTGAGCTGCCAAACGCTATGGATAAAGAGGCTGCTGTTGCTTATTTGGCTACTGTTGGCATGACTGCTACTAAAGCCCCTCGTGCTGCCAAGGCTGCAAAGCCTGCTGCTGTTAAGGTTAAGGCTGCTAAGACTGCCAAAGTCGTTGCAACCAAAGCCAAACGAGTGCCTGCCGAGTACAAAGAAGGCATGGATGCTGCTGCATTCTTTGATATGTGGATGGCTGAAAAGAAAGTCAAAGCAGATGAATGGCGTGAAAAGAACGGCGCCTAAGAATGAGGGTCTGTGGCAGAAATGCTACAGACCTTAATTCTGTTCTATACTATAATAGTGTTTCACACGTTGACAAGGGAGATGTAGATGGCTGTTACAGAAACTCGTACGGTTACGCCCGAAGAGGCTCGTAGTCGTATCCTAAGGTCGTTTAAACACAAACGACCAATGTTCCTATGGGGACCACCGGGTGTTGGCAAATCCGAAGTGATTGCAGACATTACCCGCGAGCTAGGCGGGCACATGATTGACCTGCGTCTTTCGCAGATGGAACCCACTGACATGCGCGGCATTCCATTCTATAACAAAGACAAAGGTCTCATGGATTGGGCACCACCCATTGATTTGCCCGATACAGAACTAGCGGCTCAGTTTCCAATCGTAGTATTGCTCTTGGACGAGATGAACTCGGCTGCACCTGCAGTACAAGCCGCAGCATATCAGCTGATTTTGAATCGACGAATCGGCAAATACACACTACCAGACAATGTAGTCATGGTGGCGGCGGGTAACAGAGATAGCGACAAGGGTGTTACATATCGTATGCCTAGTCCTCTAGCAAACCGCTTTGTACACTTAGAGGTTCGTCCTGACTTTGAATCTTGGCAGACATGGGCCGTTAAGAACAAGATCCACGCGGATGTTGTTGGTTACTTGAGCTTTGCTAAGAGTGACATGTTTGACTTTGATCCGCGTAGCAATAGTCGTTCGTTCGCTACACCGCGTTCGTGGACCTTTGCTAGCGACTTCTGCAAAGATACCGACATGCCTGCAAGTGAACTAACGGATCTTATTGCAGGCTGCGTAGGTGAAGGTATTGCACACAAGTTCATGGCTCACCGCAAAGTGGCCGGTTCGCTACCCAAGCCCGAAGATATTCTTGCAGGCAAAGTAAAAGAACTCAAGACCAAAGAAGTGTCGGCCATGTATTCACTGACTACTAGTATGTGTTATGAGTTGCAAGACTTTTACACCAAGAACAAAGACAAGGTTCCTGAGTTTCACAAAATGGCCGACAACTTCTTGCGGTTCATGATGGATAACTTTACAACCGAGGTTACAGTTATGGGTGCGCGAGTTGCGCTGACCACATACAACCTGCCAATGGTTCCAGGCAAGATGCCAAGCTTTGATGAGTTCCATCAGCGTTACGGCAAGTATGTGTTAGCCGCAGCCGGTTCGAGTAAATAAGTTTCATCGCGTGTGAGGCGGAGGCAGGACCTTGGTCCGTAAGTCCTCCTTTTTTACATTGACTGTAAATACAGAATTTGCTATAATGTATTACAGAATAAGGAGTAGCTATGGCAGAATCTACAGTAATTGATAAGCAAAAAGTAGTGACCGTAACGGATCCGCGCACAGATGCTTCGGCTCGCGAAAAACTTACTACAGCTCGCATTGGCTTGCTACTAAAGGCTCCGTTCTTCGGACAGCTAGCTACCCGTATGACGCTGACTAATGCGGATGAATGGTGCGGAACCGCTGCAACTGACGGCGGTTTATGATCACATGGGTCGTCGCGGTGACCGTATGCCGCGTCTAAGCAACATTGCTGCCGACTACTGCGTTAATCAAGACCTAGTAGAACAGCGAATTGGTGAAAAGATTAGCGTAGTACCAATCTTGTTTGATAACAAGTTTCGCGGTTGGAGCTACGAAGAAGTGTATGATTACTTGTATGAGAATTCAGACAAGATAGACATTAGCCAATTGGAGAAGATGCTGCTAGACGATCACCTTGAAGAAGACGGCGATGGTGATGATCAGGACGGCAACGGTAAACCTAAACTTAGCAAAGAAGAAGCACAACAGATCCGTGATGAAATTAAAGGTGCGGTGATTAGTGCTGCACAGGCTGCAGGTGCAGGTAACTTGCCTGCCGGCGTAAAGCGTCTACTCAAAGACATCACTGAGCCGGTTATTGGTTGGAAGGAATTGCTGCAACAACAGATTACAGCGGTTATCAAGAATGACTATACTTGGGCTCGCCCGAGTCGTAGAGGTTGGCACCTAGATGCAGTAATGCCAGGTCTCAAGCCTGGAGAGATGATTGACATTTGTATTGCAATGGACCAGTCTGGATCTATTGACGAAGAAGATAGCAAGGCATTCTTGGGCGAGATTAAAGGTATCATGGAGGCGTTCGACGAGTACAAGATTACACTGTGGTGCTTTGATACTGAAGTGTACAATGTAAAGACTTATACTTCGGATAATATTGAAGATATTGAGAACTACGAACCCATGGGCGGCGGAGGTACAGACTTTGAAGTCAATTGGGAATTCATGAAACAAGAAAACATCGAACCTAAAAAATTCATCATGTTTACTGACGGCATGCCGTATGATTCATGGGGCGATGAACAATATTGCGAAACAGTTTGGATCATCAAAGGCAATCCTGGATGCGAACCACCATGGGGCATTTGGGCACACTACGAAGAAGCAGCAAAAGGACGATAATGATTATAGAACTCAATGGTGAAGCAGTAGATGGTTTAATTAAAAGTATTCTAATACAAGACTATAAAAGTCTTTGTTCAGATATTAACAATCTTGAATCTGCTAGAGAACTACCCAAGTACAAGCAGGAGGACCTTGCGGCCAATCGCGAATACAAAGCCGCAATGGAGAAACTGATGGAATACTACATTGGCTTTCAATGGCAGCAAGAACTATAAAAGGACATGTATGGAACCAGTAAATTTTGATGAAATCAAAGCAAGTAAAAAAGTAAAACAATTGATCGCTGAACTTCAAGAGCGATTGTTGCTGACCGAGGATGTACTTGAAGACATGACTCGTGCAGCTGAGATTGTCGAAATAACCGGACAGAAAGAAATTCTCAGCACTTGGATTGGGCAAGCAAACGAATTTTTACAGGATCGTATTGTACGACCAGATACCAGTGTATCCGCAGATCAACAAAAAATTCTTGTTGTAACCGACGAAACCGAATCAAATAAAAATGTTACGTGACGGCGAAGCCAATCCATTAACAGTGCATGGACTTAGAGAGTTGGACCGTTGTCCGCCACACTTTATCAAAGTACAATTCGAACTGAAAACCAGTCATCCTAAAAAAATTACCGATTGGATTTGGGAAAATTTTGAAGGTCGTTTTTGGTTAGGTGATACCTACTACACAACCGAAAGCGGGTCAATAGCCATGACCGCTTGTGCTGCTTTTGAATTACCCGGCGAAGCCAGTATGTTTAGTCTTTGTTTAGATCAAATACAACAATCATACTACCAATAAAAAAATCTCTCCGGTCTTAGAATCCATTAAATATATACAACTTTAATGGAGACGAAATGGACCAAGATCCACAACCAGTAGAACAATCGATAGAACAGCCAAGCCTCGCACTATCCGACTTGGTTTTGCTTCTTAATTTAATTAGAGTAACAAGCGAACGCGGTGCTATCAAAGCAGACGAATTGAGTGCTGTTGGTGCCGTATACGATAAACTTTTCAAATTTTTAGATGCAAGTGGTGCCATAAATAAACAAGCACCAACCGAACAGCCCGCAGACCAGTCTGTATAAAATCAAGGAGAAATAAAATGTTAAAACATGTCGGTAAGCATAACGACAAGCGATGTGTAATCGTCTTTCGTAAAATTCCAGATCTTGAACACATGGCATTAGTAATTTACAGTGACTTATTGCCAAGAATGATTCACGACGAAGTAATGCGAGCAGTTGAAAGTCCTCAGGGCCAAGAAGCTCGAGAAATCAGTGATGTTCTTTTTAGAACAATTATGGCAGATGGTCACAATTGCCTAGAAAGTTTGCATCGTAACGGTTTAATGAAAAAAGTTCCTACCAATCAAGTACTAGTTACTCCTACTACTACTAGTAGCGTTCGTTTAGATGAATTAAACGATATATTAGATGAAATGCAAAAAGGCGAAGAAGCAATGAAACGCTTACAAGACCTTGATGCCAATCGCGGTTTAACTGGTAAGAAAAACAACTCGCCTCCGCGCAAGGCCGAAATTCAAGAAATTGGCGAACGACGCACAAGAGAAGCACAAGGTAATACCAGTGCAGCCGATATGTTGGCCGGCATGCTTACGGATTCGGACTTAGCTGCTCAACGACTAGAACAGGCACAAAAGATGGAAGCCAGTGCCAAACAATTGCTAGCCGAAGCAGAAAGATTAAAATCAGAAGCACAAAGTCTAAGTCCAAAGGTAGATAATGTCGGAACAGAAACCAAAAAAACAAAAAAGCAAGCGGCTTAATCTAAATTCAAAATCCCAATGGGAATCTATTTTAAAAAGTGTAGAAAAGAAAGAGATTCCCATTACTCTACTAGAAAGTGTATCTGTTAATTTAACAGATGGCACCATTGTAAATATCAACATTAAAGAACTTCTTGATGAAGGTAATGATCCGGATGTGCTCGAAAAAATGTTGAAGACCAAGCTAACCGCACTAGATTATATTATAAATGACATAGACTTTTATATAAGTGTAGCCGCGGTTCAAAAAGTAGTACAACCGGCTACTGACGAACTTTTAAAAAATTTATGATTTGTACAATATTTGCTACGGACCAAGCAGGCACATTTGGTAACCGTGGAACATTGCCATGGCCAATGAATGCCGAAGACATGGCTTGGTTTCGCGAACACACTTTACATCAAATAGTAGTAATGGGTCGCCGAACATGGGATGATCCTAAATTCAAAAAACCCTTACCGGATAGAACAAACTATGTTATTAGCAGTAAACCAATTACTGGTTTTAATACTGTTAGAAGATTAAGTGGCGACATTAAAGCAGAAATAAAAAATATCCAAAATTTAAACCCTAACAAAAATGTTTTTATCTTGGGTGGTCCTGACCTAATAATGGAATGTAAAGACCTTATTGATTATGCTTATGTAACTCATCGCAAAGGAGCAGCATTTAGTGATGTTCGAATAGATATGCGGGCATTTATGACTGGCATGCGTATCACAAGTAGTAGACCTAGTACAGATAAAATGTTAAACTTTAGTATCTATAAAAATGTAGATATTTTTAGACCTTTATAAATGGAACAACAATATTTAGATGCATTGCGTGATGTTTTAGAAACAGGCACACGCAGAGATGATCGCACGGGTGTGGGCACCATATCACGATTTGGTATGCAGCAACGGTATGATTTGAGTCAAGGTTTTCCGGCTGTTACTACAAAGAAGCTGGCCTGGAAGAGTGTTGTTGGCGAACTGCTTTGGATGATCGAAGGATCTGGAGATGAACGCAGACTTGCAGAGATCACTCACGGCACCAGAGACGGAGTAGTAACTATTTGGACTCCTAATGCCATGGCTCCTTATTGGCGGTCTCGTGCCAAATACCAAGGAGATCTTGGTCGTGTATATGGTGTTCAATGGCGTCGTTGGCGTAGCATTAAACCAAGAACTGCTGGTGGCACATTTCAAGATGACTTTGGTGTTACCTATCGTAGGCAAGGAAACGATATCGAAATACGCGAAGTGGATCAATTGAAACAGTTGATTGAAGGCATTAGAACAGACCCTTACGGTCGTAGGCACATATTGACTGCATGGAATCCGGGCGAATTGGATCGGATGGCTCTGCCGCCGTGTCATTGTTTTGCACAGTTTTATGTAGCAGATGGCAAGTTGTCGTGCCAAATGTATCAGCGTTCTTGTGATATGTTCTTGGGCGTTCCCTTTAACATAGCGAGCTATAGTTTGCTGACACACATGAT